TAACTCAGCTCCTACTAAAGCCATTGACGTTGCTGGTGGAACTGATGATCTGACAGACATAAATATAAGGCGTGCTTCGGCTGATGCTAGCTCTGGCGGGCTCACTATGCTCAAGGCCAGGGGCAGCATTGGTAGTGAAGCAGCTACACAGGCAGATGATCCACTTGGAATTATTGGCTTTGGCGGCTTTACTACAGCAGCAGCCTTCAATAAGGCAGCTATTAGAGGTTGGGCGAAGACATTATGGACTGGTAGCAATAGTGACACATATCTTACTATTGAACTTACTCCAACAAGTTCTACGACAAGAGCTGAGCGTGCAAGGCTTACATCTGATGGAACTCTAAGGCTAGGTGGTGGTGGCGCAGGTATTGGCTCAACAACGCCTGGCATCGAAGCTATGGTTCCGACTGGGAGTAGTGGTGGCTGCACTTCTTACATGGTCGGTGTTGGAACTGGTGTCTTTGGTAACTGGCAAGGGAGGTCAGCAAGAGGTACAGTAGGATCATTTTCGGCATCTCAGGCTGATGACGTTCTGGCTAGATTCAGTGGGATAGGCCGTGGAGCTACTGATTGGTCTGGTACACTTAGGGCTGGCATGGACTTTGTCGCTGGCGAGAACTGGAGTGATACAGCGCAGGGTGCTTATATAGTATTTAAGACAACAGCGTTGTTAGCAGCCTCAAATGCTGAGAGATTTAGGATTGGCCCATCAGGTCAGTGGGGAATTGGTGGAGCTACTTACGGAACCGCTAATAACATATTTAAGTCTGGAGGTTCATCTGCTGCTCCTTCATGGGGAACGATCAATCTATTAGATTCAGCGTCCATAGGAGATACACTTACTGGCACTGTGGTACGTGGAGATATCATCATTGGTAACTCTACGCCTAAGTGGGCAAGGTTGGCGAGGGGCTCAAGCGGCGCATTTCTGAGGAATGATGGATCAGATGTTCAATGGTCAACTCTGATCCTGCCTAACTCAGCGACAGCGAACAGGATTGCTTATGCTACTTCGTCAAATAACTATGGAGAATCGGCTGACCTAGCTTTTGATGGTACTGACTTCCTTCTAGGCTCTGGAATCAGGGCAAGGATGGCCAGTCAGAATAGATTTAGGTATCTAAATTCAGCGGCTCATGTTTACTCTACAACAGCACAAAATACTAATACAACTGGCACCTTTGTTACACGTAACTTTCCACTGGAGAGTTTTGATACTGATAGCATCCATGATACAGTAACGAATAACTCTAGGCTAACCTGTAAGCTAGCTGGAAAGTATTTTGTCTATGGCACGATAAGTATGAGTGGTGCGAGCGTCACATCGCCATCTAATGCAGGTGTTAGAATCCTAAAGAATGGTGGCACTACTGATACTTATGGCACTTATATTCCTTATGTAGGTGCAGCTGTCGATGTGATAGTTACCACAGGTACAATGATTGACCTCGCTGTAAATGACTATGTAGAGCTTCAGGCAGTTTTCTTTGGTGGTGGTGGCACATTTGATCTCACAACAGGCTCATCAGGCCCGCGATTTGGCATGTTCTATATTGGTGAATAGATGAAGAGTTACCCTCTAATAGTGAACTTTGATGCAGCTAAGTTTGCTGCTCGGTACGGCCTCTCTTTGTTAGAGGGAAGGTTCTATATTAGTGAAGGTATGCTAGTTGTGCCTGATGGCTTGCCAGATGATCCTCCCATTCAAGAAGTTCAGGATGACCGATTAGTAATACTACGTAGGCTAGCAAAATTGATAGTAGATGAGCAAACAGGGCCAGCTGACGTTCTAAGGGCAGTTTTGTTAGTGATAATTGATGAGCTCAATCTTCATGCCCTAAAGATCAATTCAATCCTAGATGCAGTTGATGCTGCAACATCGTTGGCTGATCTGAAAACGAGGATTGGTGCAATCACTGATTATCCTCAGAGGACAGCAGCACAAGCAAAGCAGGCAGTAAAAGATAAAATAGATACAGGAGGAGCAGACTAATGGACGAAGTTATCAAACCAACGCCTATTGAAGTTGACCAGCAAAGGCTTCAAAGTAACATCGAAGCTAACCTTGGAGCATTAACAGTTCAGTGCTGCATCAAAGATGCAATTATTGAGCAGCTCAAAGAGGAGAATCAGAAACTCAAGGACGTGTTAGCAAGGGGAATTCCCTTGACTAACCACCGTCCGGATTCCGGACAAATGAAAGTAAAGGAGTAACAAAATGCCACAGTCAGGTTCGTCTCAGGGCTCGTCGGTAAGCAATCCAACGCTGCTCTCGATCTTACAAGATCCTCAGATGGCCGACCTATTTCAGCGGGCCATAGGATCAATACCCACTAACCTACGGTCAGTCGATGATATGGTCAGCCGTGGTGTTGACTCTCCATTGATGGGCACTGCCATCGACGCAGCCCTTCAACGATTGCAGCAACCACAGCGATTGGCTCAGAATAACCTGACTGATGCCTTCAGGGCGGCTGGTGGCCTTCGTGGCTCCCAATATGGAGTCAGATTTAATGAGCTGTTGGGCAATCAGGGAATTGAGCGCAACGATCTTATATCAGCCACTATGAAACAGATCCTCGCGCCTCTCCTGGATGCCCAGCTTAGGGAGCAGGTCAACTCCTTCCTCCCCAGCAGATCATTCACCGACCTCTTACAGGCATCACGGCCTGCGGTTGGCAATCAGTCATCGTCGCAGCAATCTTCCTCATTTGGTGGCTCTGATTCAAGTGGCGCCTCAATGGGAGGCGATGATATGTCCTCATGGCTACGTAGGATTGGTTATCAACCAACGAGCTATGGAGGTGGTGGATGGTCAGGCGTAAATACACCTCCTGGTGGTGCTGGTGGTGGAACTGGCCAGCCAGCCCCTTACGACCCTTATGGTGGTTATGGCCTTGACTCAGGTGGTGGCTACACAACTGGCCGGCCAGCAGTCAATCCACAGGACCTCATATCCTACGGCCCGTGGGAGCCAATGCCATCAGCTCCAGGTTATGGAACTCCAACATATCCTGAGTATGACGATCCGGGCACATACATGAATCCAGTTCAGCCCTATGATTCACCAGATAATTTCTATTAGGAGGTAGCATGTTAGATGAAGATGTTGTAAAGGAAGCAATTAGCCAGCTCACAGGTGGCATCTCACCTGCTGCCCAGTCTGACCTAGATTCAGCAATGCAGTCAGGCCGGCTCTCAAAGATCACGGTGGGTGGAACTACATCGTATCACGATGCTCTATCAGGCCTTCCATTGGGAGCTCAGTATGATTCTAGGTCGCCATTGGGGTTCACTATCGCCGATCCAAATCTACGGGATATATACTCCAACTACCAAGGTGGCTTGGCATCTGCCGTTGCTCAAAATAGGTATGATGATGCCTTCCAACGTGATAGGTTGAAGAATACCCTCTCAATCATGAAAGCCGCCGATCAATTAGATCCTGATCTTCAAGCTATTGTGATGGAACGATTAGGCATTAGAAATCCTTTCACTCAACAACAAGGTGAAGGGGGAGGCCAATCCAGTGGAGGAATACCAACGCCGTGGGGTAACTATCAAGGTGCTAGGCGTACTGGTGCTGGTCCTAATGATGTTGAGCCTATGTTTGCTTCTGGGGCCTACTCAGGTGCTACGCCTTTTGGGACTCCCGACATAAGAACCAGAAGGAAGATGATGGAGACTTGGTTTGCCGACCAGCTGCGTCAGCCTGAGAAAGCAGCAGATCGTGAGGTCAGGCAATCTCAGATCGCCATGCAGGGCGCCAATGCAAAAGCTCAAGATGCCGATCGCAATGCTAAGATTGAGATAGCTCGACAAGCTGTTGCTAATCGTGAGCTAGCCACAATCAAAGCCCTGCAAGAAGCTGAGGAAGGCTATCGTAAGATGGGCCCTAACAAGAATCCTCAGATGGCTGATCTCATCAACCAGCAGATCAGGATGCGAATGCAGAGATTGAATCAACTCAATGCAGCAATGGGCGGTGGTGCTGGTGAGTTTGATCCTGCCTTATCTGTCCAGCCTGGTGATATTGAGGGGAGAAGGCAACAGGTGATGGGCATGGGATCTCCAGCGCCTCAAGCTCCAACAGCCCCTCGACCTAGTGGAAGGAACGATGTTAGAAGGATAAGATAATGAGTGATTATGATTACCTCGACCAGTATGCGGCAGGCAAGTTAGGGCCTGATTGGGATTCCTGGGTCAAGGATCGTGTGCCGCCTGAAGTCTTTAATCGCTTGCAGCAAGGTAGGCCCAAATCCATTGAGGATATGAATCAGGATATCTATCCACTTGGCCAGGGAAAAGGATTGCTGACTGATATACTCAACTTTGGTCTGAACAACATAAATAAGTATGGGCAGCGGACTGCTGACTATCATTCTAACTTGACCAAAGCCTTCCAAGACATCCAGTCAGGAAAGTCACCTGATCTTAGCCCTCTCATCCAAGATGCTATTTCAGTCAATCCTGTAATGGCTGGTACTTGGGGGCCGATCAGGACAGGCGCTCAAAAGAAGGTTGTCAAGGCTCTATGGCGTGCTGACCCTGATGCAGTCAAAGCCATTGCAACTGATCCACGTGAGCTCAATCTGAGTGGCATATCGGATGTGACTAATAGAGATCAGCTTATAAATCTCCAGAAGGACATGACAGCAAGTATGTTTATGCCTGAGAGTGCGGCTGCTACCTATACACCTTCTAGGGACGTTATAAAGGTTGCACCTGCCACGATGCGAGGCAATGCGCTCTATCCTGGCGAACCTGAGTCATTCATGGGCCTGAAGCCAGCAAAGTCTGAGTTTTATGGAATTGGAGCAGAGAATCTCCCTCAGACGATGAAGCATGAGGCACAGCACTTCCTCAATGTTCCTCGTATTTATGATCAGGGGATAAGCAATCCTGACGCCATCAAGATGTGGGATCTCCTAAAGCCCTATCTCAGTGAGCACGCACAGAAGGCATCATTGCAAGGAGGCATGCACGCTGTCGATCCTAAAGTTGCGCTTGATGAGGCCCTTGCTTATCTCTCAATGAAGAATAATAGGAGCTTAACTGGTCAGTCACCTGCTGGCATCTTACATGAGCTCATAAAGATGAAACCAGGGCTTGAGCAAGGGACTACTCGAGGTCCAGCATTGACACCTGATGTTCTTCAGTCTGCCGTTGCTAAGGCTGAGGCCCTTGCCCCTAGCAGTAAGCCAGGCCTAGGAATTGAGGGTTTGCAGATTGTCAGGGATATGCTTAGGAAGCAATTTGGTGGTCTGACTCCAGAAAATTTTCGTGGGCCAGAAAAGGGGAAATAGATGCCAACCTATGAAGTAGATATTGGCGACCACACCTATCAGGTGGATAGTGATACAGAGATCTCTGATGATGAGGCTCGGCAGCGTGCTCAGGAATATGCCAGCTCAGAAAATGCTAATCCACTAGCAACCAAGCCTGGATTTTTTCAGGAGCACATGGGTGGCGACTATGACCCAAACTCAAATTTTCTTAGCAATTATGCTAGTATTACTGGTCGCAGGGTTGGTTCTGCTATTGACGCTGCCGTAGCTCTTCCTGAGAACCTCAAGAATATTGTCACTGGTGATATTCCAGAGGTTCCTCCTGCTGAAGGGTTAGACCCCATCACCCGCCTGATTGAAGGATTCACTGGAAAGCCAAGGATACAGGCTGCCCTCAGATCATTGCAGGGGGTTGCCTCTCCCATCTCAACCCTACTCGCACCAGTTGAAGCTGCAGTTGAGGAGCCAGTTAGCGCCTTAACTGGCAGTAATGCGTGGGGAAAGTTAGCTGGTGACGTTGGTGGCTTGGCAGGTACATTTGGCTTAGGTCTCTTATCAGAGGCTGGAAAGTTAGGGGCGACTGCTGAGGCATTGGCTAAGACATTAGGGGTTGGGCGTGAAGCTACATGGGATGAGATCGTCAAGAGGGATCCTCAGATGGCCTATATCATCGAGCGCCCCTACAATATTGCCCAGCAGGAGATTGCCTCATCCCCATTAGAGAGAGCAGCAAGAGGTGATGCATCCCTCGAGCAACTAACTGACATGGCTGAGGAGCTGAGAAAGGCACGAGAGAAAACAACTGCTCAACTCTCAATGGAGCTGGGCCGGCCACAGATGGCTGATATTGAGATGAGTAAGTTAGCTAGAGAGAATGAGGATTGGCTGGAGCATGCCAAGGAGAATAGGATTCCCTATAATGAGTTGCCAGCCGACGTTCGCGTCCAGATGGAGAATATTGAGTTCGCGCCTGATGCACAGCATGACATTGGTGCTGTTCAGATGCTAGGGACACCAACCACTAGGGCAGCAGCCATCAGTAGGAAGGCTGGCCAGGTTGGGATGGAATCTCAGCTCACTGAAACTAATATGTCAAAAGCCAGTGAGGCATGGGAGATCAGAAATAAGAAGATGTTCGAGGGCTTGAGTGATGATCAGGCCAGGCAGGCAGCAATGGCTTGGAACCTTCATAGGGAAGATTTCAATGATCTGCCAAAGTTGGATTCTAGAGTTAAGCAATTCCTAAATGATGTTGATGCTAAGGAGAGGATCATTCAACAGATCATTGTTCCAAGGCAACGGGATATGGCGCGCGCGAGGATTGAGGCCTCCGTCGAGGAGCAGTTTGGGAACATCAACGAGGCCACGAAGGCTGCTGAGGTTGAACGTCGACTAAGTAAGCTGTTTCCTGACAAACTCTCACTGGATGAAACTATCTTACAAATTTTCCCAGGGCGTTATTCAATCACTGATGCAAAAGGCAACTTATTAGATATTGGATATAACAAGCTAGATACCAAATTCAAGATTGAGGATTTGGTCAAAGCTGGTAAGGTTGCTGAGGGTGATGTTAAGGTAGATCATAAGCTCATCCTGAGTGGTGATCAGTTGCGGGCATTCAAGCAGAATAGGGTTTCTAAGAGTTGGGAGAACCTAGCCAATGCCCAGGCTTTCAGCCCTGAGGAGGTAGCGGCCGCAGCCCGTGGTGACTATTTCTTTCAGAAGGCTAGGAAGGCATTCTCCTTCTTTGATGCCTTTAGGGGGAGCGGTAATCCTAAGGGATACGTCAAGGACTTAGAGGCGCTCTTCAATGCGCGCGACCGAAACATGGAAAAGTGGTTGCAGATTAGGCAGCTTCATGAAAGGGTTGACCCTATCATCAATGACATTAGTAAGCGGTATCCACAACTAGGTATCATCCTGAAGGATAATATCAACCTCTTGTGGGGCCAGAGGATGCCGCTCAGCCTTCCATTGGATAACCAGATCGCTATGACTCCTTTGTTGAGGGATGTTGTTGCCCCTCAATTTCTTGAAAGGTTCCTTGCAAGATCAAAGGGTTTGCTGGTTAGTGGTATGCTCAAGTGGAACCCTCATTTTCATGCAGTCAACATGACGCAGACCTTTGCGACGTTATGGCCTATCGCAAATGGTAGGGAGATCCTAGAGGGTATGCAGTTGGCAAAGTCAGACGCCGGCCGTAGAATATTAGAGAGGCATATCCCATCAACTTCCAAGGTCGAGGTTGCCGCCGGCAAGGTAGGATTTTCTGAGAAGTTCAACCAAGAAACAGCGTTCATGACTATGTATAACAGGGCGAGGAAGTTGGGCTTCAGTGATGCACAGGCTGCAGATTATGCCAAGTTGAGAGGTAATATATACTCACAATTTATGGGCCTCACGACCGATCAGCCTATGTGGTTCAGGAAGATTGATCCTACTGGCACTTTGTTCATGTTCCAGAGATTTCCTATCAAGCAGATGGAACTTGTTCTTGATCTGCTGAAGGATAAGAATATACCTGGCGCGGCAAAGTGGATGGGCGTCAACCTAGCAATGGGCGGCTTTAAGGCTGCAACATTAGGCCAGGCTGGATGGCTGGGCTATAAGTTATATAAGGACATAAGTGATCAGTATGGTAAGCCATTAGCTGATGTTATCCACGCAGGCCTTCCCGCCCTCGCTGGGCTAGATATTAGTGGATCAGTCCAGTTCTGGAATCCACCCTTTGGTGAGTCGTGGGGCGACAAGTTGATTGCACTGGCTGAGGGCCCTCTCATTGGCTTAGGGCATTCAGTTATTGGTAATATGCTGGATCAGACAGCTCCAGAGCCCGAGGCAGGAAAGAGGGCATTTGATGCCTTCGCACAGAAGATACCAATGGCTGGATGGCTGAATTCACTTATTAAGGTTGCCAGTGGAGATTACGATTTCAAGGACCCAGGTGGAAGGCTACAATACAAAGGTGATCTGAGAGATCTCATAACTCACTCATTGGGCTTTAAGCCTTATGGTGGAGAGATGGGAGTGACAGATACGGAAGATCCGCGGCAAATGAGACCTGGGCTGAGAGAGACCTTCATAGATGCCATGATGGAGATGAGAGAAAGAAGAGATGATATCATCAACTTCGCAGCTCAAAGATATGGAATGGCTCTGGCGACTGGCGTTGATCTAGGTGAAGATATGCAGAAGATGGTTGAGAAGGAAGTTGATAAGTGGAATAACTTCTTCCCTGAATTTCCTATAACTCAGGATGATCTGAATAAGCGGGCACAGGCTAGGATGGAGGCGGCAACGAAGGGGATAAGTCAGCGAGTGATGGAGAGGATGCCTAAGGCGATCAAGAACTCGGATTATTTCCAAGCTCCTGATCTGCCTCAGATTCCTGATACGCCTCCTGGGCCACCAAGATTACCATTTGAGTTCTTTTCAGGAGGGGGGTGATTTAGATGATCTGAGACGCCGTCCCAGTTGATCTAATTGGCGACGGACACTAGATAACGTGATGGTAGCCTCTGCCCTCGAAATCAATTCGCGCAGAGGGCAGGGCTTCCTCACGACGACAGTTGCGAAGACCCACCGTTCATGCTCAAGCTCGACATAATAGTTGTCAGCATCTTCGGTTATGTTAGCCATCTCTACACCCATCACAAAGGCGGACGTAATAGGTCTGGCAACTTACAGACTTACAATATCTACGCTGCTTACATTTAGGACATTTATGGACGTGCCTTTTGTCCTTGTAAGGCAAGTTAATGGATGGCCGACTCATGATTCTCCCTCGTTTATGTCCGGAATCCGGACAGCGCCCATCTGGCCTGGAATGAGAAACATAAAGAACTTACACTCTCCCCTTCTGCAGCTTATGGTTAGAACCTTTGCCATTCTTCCGTCGCTTGATTCCTGATGCCTTATTTCTGGTAGCATACCTACTCTTCTGCACCGCGGACATTGCTTTTCCTGCATCCTTATTACTAGGCGCGAAAACCTCTTCAAAGGGATTCCTAAATAGATCGTTGATGAGGGCCCTTCCCAATAAGTTATAATTTGACTCATCTAAGAATCTCCCGTCTATCCCCTCACTCTCAACCTTCCCCATCTTGATGTATGTGCAGATTGATAGGACATGCTTCAACCAATAAACTCCTAAAGCTTGTAATGGTGAGATACCAAGCATCTCTCCAACGAACTTGAAGTTCCATAACCTATCGCCATCGCCATTGCCTACTGTATAATCATGCCCCTTGATGATTATCAGTTTATCCTGTTGTTCCCTAAACTGCCTTACCATCTTCTCAAAGTCTCTATTATTCATTTAGTTTGCCTCCTTACCAGTTCCATCACTCTATTCTGACCTGCTGTATATGCCTCATCAAGAGCTGTCTCTATGAACTCTATCAAAAGATTACGAGCATTGCAGTCAAGATTAGCTGTCTTATTCCCCTGTCTCTTCATTAGGCCTTCCCACATCTCTACAATCGCAATGCCTGATCTCATTGCAACCTCCTGGGAACTGCTCCATTCCACTTCTCAATGAAGTTGGGATCAATCATCCTATAGAGCTTTCCCACCTTGCCTGTATTAGAATCGTGGGCAACTGCTTCCTGGATTGCATTCATCTCAAGCAAGGTGTTTACAACCCCTGCGAAATCCTGTAAATTAAGATAACTGTAATTGCGCTTGAGAAGTTCAGCGTAGCTAATAAAGCCAGCTCTAACGGTTGCTGCCTCCACCTGTCGAAAGATTCTAATAACATCTTGTGAGTTAGTAGCTGCACCATGACCTGCGAAAACATTACTAAGTCCCTTGTCCAACCAGTTAATAGCATCCATTGCAACAGCCCAGTCATTAGGGGTAATAAGTAGATCATCGCGCTCAGCAACGCTAGCCAACTGAGCCAACTTGATGGCGTGGATGTGCTTTCGTGAGGCGTAGTTTCGCAACCTTTCATCATCGTACTCCTCTTCAGGCTCTAATGCTTTTTCATAGAAGTCAATGTAACACTTTAAGCCTTCTGGAGTCCACTTAAACGTCCCTCTCAATCTCATGATCTTCTTCAGATCAGCGACGAGGTTGTTCCTCAACATTTCTTGTCCTGTTCCCCATATAGGAATAGGAACTCGCTTGCGGCGTTTGTCTCCCCAAACAAAAAAGATACGTGAAGTGAAGCCCTGACCCACTGCGCCTGCTGGAATCGTATCTTTAAGCGTCTGAGGTGTCGAGGCAGCAAGCATAGTGACATAAGGCCCAGGAATAATTTCATCACCTCGAGAAATGGTCGTCTTTTTCCATTCAGGACGGCAGTCATATAAGTCAGTAAGGTCCGCAATGACTCCACTTCCATAGGCATCATGACCCAGGAATACCCCCAACTCTGATGCATAAATTAGCATTGGACTTACCAGCTCAATCTCCGTCCCTCCTCCGTTTGCAGCCATGTTTGCGCTCCCACCAGTAATCACTTTCTCGACCGCTTTGCTTAAATCTCTTATAAGAGCAGCCCCTGTTATCTTGTCGCTGAACCACTTTAGTCCTACTTGGCGGGCTAGTTCTATTCCTACGTTTGTCGCAGTGGATTTCCGCGCGCCAGATGGCCCCACTAAGATTACATAGATATTCGGATAAACCTTCATCATATTCATGTCTAAGAAGACATTCTTTTTGAGTGCGGCCGACAGAATAGTGCAGCCTGTCCAGTAATGGTAACAAGCTGGACTCTCCGTGTCGGCCGTATACTCTACGTAGGCCGTAAGCCAATTCTGTAAGTTGCGGGCCATTCTTAGTTGGGTCGAATAATCTTAGCATCTGGGCTCTCTATGTGATCTGCTAAATGGTGTAGCATATTGATCACACTCTCACGACGTGCATCGCTGATCCATGAGCAACTAACGTCGTCGCCAAAGGGGAATACGATGAGGATATGTCCAACCTTATCCTTCCCGAACTCCCCCTCCAGCATCGCCTTTATGTTCCCGCTCCAATACCTCATTGCCTCCTCTATTCGAGGTGTCAGCTTTACCTGATCCGCCATCCTGCTCCTCCTTCCGTAATTGCCAATTGTTCTTATAGTTAGGATCTGGCTTCCTGATCCCTAACGTAACCTGAGCTGCATATGTAGGATCCATATCTCCCTTCCATATGATAAAGCCACTATCATAGCCCCAGTTCTCAGGCCTTGCGTACCATTCCAGAGCCATCCTGTCGACCTTCAGCCCCTCCACCAACTCGCTCTTGCTGTTTGCTTGCTTCACTCTTTTCCAGTCGATTGCCATCAGTGCTCCTTTCCAACTCATCAAGCTTCTCTTGATAGAGTTTAGCCATGTCCATGAAATAACTAACCTTCTGTCTATAAATACGCTTGAGGATCTCGACACTCCTATCTCCTCGTGCCATCGTAACCTCCTCATATCATGGAGTAGAGTCGCTCTTTAATCTTATCTTCCTTGAAGAAACCTTCCTTTGTTGCTCTATCAAGCCACGCTTCGTAGGTGGTATCTTCACCCACCTTGTAATTGAGCATCGCTCCCCAACTGTATCCCCATTGGAACTCACCTGGAATATGACAATCTCGACCATTGATAGTGAATCGAACCCTGTCTGCAGCTGCCTCAGCGCGCTCCATAAACTCTTGAGTTCTATTGGGAGGTCCACTTGCAAGGTAACTGTCGTGGCCTTGCTGATGGAACTTGACCCAAGGAAGATTATCCCAGAGCTCAAACATTGCTTCATTGAGAATGTCTGGGACAGTTGCTTGAGGTATGTAGGAGACCAGGTCACGCCAGATTTCGTCGGGAAGTTGACCCGTATGAGCAAGCGCCCCACAGGCCTTATACAGTTGGCGCACTCTACCCATAGGGGTAACAAGACACCCTTTAATGCAAGCCAGTTGTTTGATACTTCTGTGCCACTCGGATATTTCAGGTACTTGAATTCCGTAATTGTCATAAGTGTAACGTGCAAAATCTAATGGAATGTTAGCGGTGATTGCCAGCTTCTTATAAGCCATCATGTAATTGTAGGCATGAACTATCCGCTTGCTTACATCATACTCAATTGAGTCTGACTCGATATCTTCAGGTCGCTTTCTAAATATTCCACCTCCCACAACCTTGTGAATCTTGATAGGAGAAGCAAAAACGTTAAGAAGAAAGCGGCAATTAGACAGCCAAGCAACAATGCGAGCTTCAGCCTGGCTAAGGTCTCGCTGCCAGAAAACAGAACCTGGTGGGGGACAGTACATGAGACGCATGATTTTAGGGACTGTCTGCGGGCTTGAACCGCGCCATTTAGGGCTCTGGCTGAAGGACCATCTACCAGTTTTAGCAAAAGAAACGCGAGCCATGTAGCCAAGATAATGTTCGCCATCAGGATCAATATCAAAGTCAACATTGATATAGTTGCTCTCCTTCGTCCTCAAATGTCTGATCTGCAAGATGAGATTCAGCTGAGGTACATTAGGATGGCTTGCTCTGAGCTCTCGCAGCGTATCTTCATCTGTTGTGACAGAATCAGTTCCACGCTTGTGCTTGACAGGTAACCTAAGTTCTTCATACAATAAAGTAGCAACCGCCGGCGTAGACTTGACGTTGATCGGCCTTCCAACAAGTTGATCAAGCTCTGCTTGTCGGCGTTCTCGTTCAGTTTTAAGAAAAGCTGCCAGTCGTCCATGCCATTCTCTGTCGAGCCGTAGGCGATTCCGCTGCATCTCAAGACCGATCGGGAGAAATCGTCTAACGCGATTTTCGTAAGTTGATATGAGGCCTCCTTCTGTGAGGTCTCGTCGGACAGCCTGGCTGACTTTAGGAGTTGAAACCATGTCTTTACAGTTGTAAGTGAAGGTCTTCTCATCCGGCTCCTTCTTGTTCCATGTCTTACCTTCATCCTTGTAATAGGGGTAGAAGGTGTAAAGCATCGTAGTGAAATCCAGGCCTTTATCAAACTCTGGATAAGCCACGTTCATCGCAGTCATTGGATCGAAGTTGATGCCGCCTGGCTCTACTCCGAAATCGAGGAGATAGTCCAAGTCATAAAGAATATTCTGATTTTCAAGTAGTGGATTGTCTCGCATTGTTTCTGAGAGAGATCGCCAAATTGCACTTTCCTCCACCACACTCCATGCCGCGCCAGAACTTTTCTGAATCGGGACGCACATAGCGTACCTTGGCTTGGCATAAGATGATAGTCCGAAGCATCGGAGAGATGAGCCGACAGTTTCCACGTCGAGTGTCCAAGGTTGTCCTGACGTCCTAATGAAATCCAGTAATTCCAGAACTTCCCTGAAGGAGGGGTCAATAACGAAGACATCTGAAGTCTCCTTTTGGATAATATGTGGTGCAGTCGACTCAACTGCGATCCTCTTTAGCTGGCGAATGAGTATGTAATACCACTCCCAGTTATCCCTCATGATATACGCAGGGTGTAGGATTGGGATAACCTTGAGGCCTGGGATAGTGTCGCTGAGAAGGATACTGCCATGCCATTTGGTAATTCCTTCATGTCCTGTGCATAGCGTCTTAAGTGCTTCATTTCCTGCTGCAACCACAACATTCGGTCTATATTTGGACAGCTCCGCCACAAGCAAGTTACGCCACCACAGAAGCTCTTCAGTAGGCTGTTTTCTGCGCTTCGGGTCAAGATAGAAAACTCCAAAGTTATCTCCTGGGGGCCTCCTTTTAGAGACATTTGTGCGGTTAGCGAGAGCAAAGTCAATTCCAGAATTGGAGCAAGCCTTTCGTAGTAGGTTGCCTGACCCTCCCACAAAACCTTGAGGTTTGGATATTCGAGGAATTGAGCATCGCTTACATTTTCCTGCGTAAGGCATTCCGTATCCACATGAGGGACATTCATGCCAACTTACCTCCTGCCCGCCAGGGGCTTCACCCACAAAAGTTATTAAGGCGCCATCCCTAATTGTTGGCGGGCACTCAACAATAGGATTCATTGATCGTCATCCTCAGAGCCGCCCAAGGGATCGTACTTAGAGGCTTCTTGAGGCGCCGGTTCGCTCTCAACAGTGCCAATGAGTTTTGTAAGTCGCTCGACAATTCCGGCGTGATAGGCCTTGTCCTTTTCACACAGTAGGAAATTACGCCCCGTCTGAATCGCAGCTTCTCCCAATGATCCTGAACCGGCAAAGAAGTCTGCAACAGTTTCTCCAGGCGCTGTTGAAGTTTCAATGAGCTGCCTAAGTAAGGATACCGGCTTCTCGACAGCGTGTACTTTTCGCGCAGTCGGAACAGGATCGTGGCTGAGGACGTTTGACTGTCCCTGCCGAAGCAAGGCACGGTTACCTTTACGACAGAAGAAGCATGCTTCGTAGCCAGAACCCCACCGACTGTCTGGGTGATTAACCTGGCCAGGTCCCGGCTTGACCCACACCAGTGGGATAGGTTCAACTGTGAATCCAACGTCTCTGAGCATGCTGAAGACTTTGTGATATTGCTTGATGTCGAAGAAGAAGTAGGCATGAGTATTGTCCTGTAAGAGGCGGAAAGCCTCCTTAGCCATCATCCATGTGAGATCCATTATGTCATAGGTATCATCATCATAGATCTCTGGATGAGGCGATCCTTTCTTAGTTTCACCAACGTGCAGGTTGATGCCATAAGGGGGATCAGTGATGACGCAATGCAGGCAGCCATCATTCCATCCCTTAACAATTTGTAAGCAATCACCCAACTTGACCTTGTAAATGATTGAGTCGACCTCATCAGATTGGATGGCGCTCTTTGCCTTTGCTTTTAGCTCGCTGGCTTTTTGAGTAAGGTCAGCGCGCCGCATCAACAATCTTAGTTTGTTTTGAGCTTGTGTTTTGTTCTTAGATTCAGCAAGCTCAGGAAAGACCTCGATAGCCTCAGCCAGGCGAACGTCTTCCCAGAACTCCGTCTTTGACTCACCAACATGGTCAGCCACATCCCTAATGCCATCACCATACTTCTTCCGGCGGATTTCATAGATTCGTTTCTTTGCACTAACCTCTTCCTGATAGGTGAGATTCTCACGAAGGAGGTTTTCATCTAGCTCAATCTCCTCCTGCTCCAAGCGATCAGTGACATCATCCCTGAAGATGGCACTTATCTCTGTACGCCGTATTTTAGCGTGGGCTAGATAGCGACGATAGCCTGCAACCAACTGATATTCACATCTCTGCGGCGCGTCCGGAAACCGGACACGATCAACTGGGCAGACCACAATTGGCTCTATCAAACCATGCTGAGCAATTGAAGTTGCCAACTCAGCCAACTTTCCATCGTTAATCCTTTGTCTTTGTCGATCTGCAGGTATCAAAACTGATGTTAATGGAATCAGTTTTACATTATGAGTTATTATTCTCTCTTCAACAGCCTCTACCATTCTTCCTCCTCATTTTTGCAAGGCATTTATTCTTTCTCCCCAATCACAAACTATCGAGGACAGGACCACGGCTTCTTTAATCCACAACCTCCCCATCCCCCTGAAGGCCTCCTTGGAGGTTTCTAAGGTCCCTATGTAACCTTCGAGCCGCACCCCGATAGCCGTCCCTCCGAAGTCACTGGCGCATTTAGACTGAACTAGCTCTGCCTTTCATGTTTAGTTTTGGCAGATGTCAGTGCGTTCAAGCTTCAAGGGAAGTTAAGCTCAGTCGACTGGTCTCATTACAGCAGCCAACTGAGGCAAGGTGGGGCGTTTGTCGTCATACTTCAGCTTACCAACGAACTGCAGTGTTTGAAGGTCTTCGGTTCTGATCTTGTTGCTTTCGGGTACAAATTTGAGAACCTGATAGAACTTCTTTACTGAGAACGTCGGGTCTGGTGACTGCAAGGCGCCCATTGTTAGGCCGAACGTATGATAAACCTTATAATCCTGACCAGCCCATTCAGGATCCAATGGTGTCATCTCACAGTTGATATAAGGCTCTTTTTGTCCGGTCTTAGCATTTGGCTGCTTACCAATTCTAACCTCAGCCTTGATAATGGCTAAAGTCATCTCTCGATCAGCAGGCAAAAGCGGCTTCTCCTTGATCTCATCCAGGTTGATATCTCCGATCTCCATGATTTCACCTCCTTTCTTTTATGAATAAGGTTGAGCGGCTCACTGAAGAGTTTACTGAGGACTCCTTTGCCTTTCTTAAATTTTGTTAGTGGTTAATAAATTACGACAGTGAGCCACTCGCAGGCATTGTTGGCTTCAACGCTCTCATCTCACTAATAAGATGAGGCCAGAACTCTGACTGTTTCTCATTGGCCTTTAACGTCTTGAAAGTGGTACGAGCCATATAGACGCCATCAGACTTAGTTTTGACAACAAAGTCCGGCTCCTGGCCTGCTGTGGCAGGTGCTATTGCACAGTGCCATATCTCATTGAAATAACCAGGAACGGTTTCTGTGAGCTTTCCAGTGATGGCAAATGCCTTGAAAACCCTCCCTGAATATTCATCCTTATCATTCGCCTCATGGAAGTTGCATATGACGTTGATCTTCTTCGAGCACAACTTCTGCAAGATGTCCTTGACCATCGACTGTTGGCTAAGATAATCCTGAAGTTGAGGGTTCGATGTTGAGGGGCGATTGCCACCCACTACTAAGACACGATTCATAAGGCCCATCATCATGAAGGTCATTGAGTCGATTACAACTGTTTTGTAGTTCTTATGAATGTCAATCATCTTAGCCTCGAAAGCTGTCCATCCACTTCCCTGAAGGTTCGTATCAGTATAAACATCTGAGTGGATATATTGCCAATACTCACGAGGCACCTTAGCTCTTAAGCTGACAATTCGTCTGTCCCAATCAGCAAAATAGATTGGCCGGAACTCCTCGTATTGCGCCATCAGTCCAGCCAACGTAGTTTTGCCGGCACCGCTCACTCCCCAGACAGCAGCCCTGATAGGATCCTGCTGAACTGTTTCCTCCAAAGTGGGCATATCAGTAAACAACTCCTTCCTATCTAAGCGTTTGAGCATCATGTCATACCAGTGAATTCCCGACCCACTTCTTCAGTGGTTCTTGTTGCCCCTCAACCTGCGGCTCTTCCAAAGGGACATTCAACATCTTAACTTCCATATCTGGCACATTCAAAGAGCCACGTTGGACGGCTCCCCAAAACTTAGTCCATGACTGCTTGGTTGGGAAGTTGATCTGGCCAATGTCCAAGGGCTCACCCTCAATGACGCCAACAATCTGGCACTCAACCCTACCTTGCTGTTCCTTTGGGTTGGCTGAGGGGATCGGGATCACCTTCCTGTTGAACACTAAGATCATGCTCATGCAAATCACCTCCTTTCATTTTTAACTTTCTTAGTTCTCTTAATAATAGGGCTAAAAGCTCAACTGTTGCTATGCCAATCTCTTCCTGTCTTTCCTGGGTGTCCTCACAGTCGGGAAAGTTGTTAAACATTCGGTCAACAATTTCTTCTATGTCATCCATCCTAAATCTCCAATGCTGACATCTTCTGCAATCTTTCATCTTCTAAGGGAGTCCAGAAAGCTTGTTCATAATCCAACTCAATAAGTCGATGCCTGAAGCCGAGCGGAGCAGCACAGAGAGCACGATAAGAACAGCCACCAAAAGCACCACAGTTCTGACCGAAGTCCATTGTCCATTCTCCATCAGCTCTCCTCTCCTCAATCCTCTGGGCGGTCAGCAGGGTGTGACGGTGCCACTCACGTAGTTGTTCGTCCTGCCAATAGATCTCCTTCGACTTAAAATAGTCGTCAATCTTCTTAGCTTTGTCGGTCTTAGGTTCCTTCTGAACCCAGATCCCATGAACAAGGGCGTATTGGGTATCTACCCCCAACAACTCCTTTGCTGCGACTGTATATCCAATAAGTCCTTGATCCATCCTGAAGCCTTCTAGCCAGTTCTCGTTAAGAGTCCAGCCAGTTGTTTTAAGATCATTAACATAAACTCGAGCTCGATGCTCAAGGACTGCGTCAATGATCCCGACGTAGATAACGTCCTTAGTACCGCCTGGGACGTCGCCTGAGATCTGGCCAATATATAGAGCGAAAGGGATTTCGATGTAGTGGAAGGTATATCCGAAGGGCTCGTAGTGCTTGCAATATCCGTCGTAGATTCGGAGGGCGTTGGGCAATGACCTCTTATCATCGACCATGACCTCCTGTAGATTCTCACTTGGCATGTTTCGATTGTATGCCTCAATGAGGGCAGCCTTTCCTGTGCTAAGGGCAGACGTAAACGACTCACCAGCCATCTTAGATCGTCGGAAAAACTCAATGCCCGTATGCATAGAAATACCGAATCCAGGAGCAGCCATCTTTCCTCTTCCGATAACATGTAACTCCTCAAACCAATTGAACTTCTGCTCACATGCCCTGAAGGTCTTTATAAGGTGAGCATCCAAGATCATGGCTTTCTTGAGATCTATTTCATCAGTGAGGTTCTTCACAACTGATGGCTTGCCAATAGAGACATCTGATTTGATGGGCGGTGCTTGAGTCATGTATTTCTCGTCTTGAATATTTCGCTGAGTTTGTTCATTTGTTTAGGAGTAAGCTGGAGGTCGTGGTTGGCCTCCAGCCTAATCCCAATATCAGTGACAAATGTCTCCTCCCATTCGGTCATCCGGTTAGTTAGCGGATGGTCGATTTCAGAGAGGAGGCACTTCAGTATGAAGCGCGCTCTCTCCTGATCCATATCATGGTGTATAGACGATTACTACACCATCTGGCGTTGCCAATAGACACGCTGGCTGTGACCACGGGCTTTGGCCTGATGTATTGAAGGCATTGACTCTGTAGCAATAGATAACGTCTGGCGTTACTGTTTTATCCACGAAGGTGGCTATGTTGGCCGCTGATTGCCCTATGTTGGCATAGGAGGTATCAGGGTCAGTAAATAGCTTTCTCTGGATGTTGAAGCCTGTCTCATTTGCTGAGTTATCCCTCCAGGTTATTGTAACCTGAGCTGCTTCAAGCTGAGTCGCTGACAGCAGGACGGCAAGGGCAAAGGCACGTAAGGATCTCTTTATCATATCAATCCAGCTCCTTGAAGTTCTAAGATGAGTTGCCAATCAGGTTTGCCAGTTGCTCTGAGTTTCTGGCATATCTCAGTGGCTAGCCCAAATCCCTCCAATGTCTGAGGAGGTGGTTTATTATCCTTCACACGTGACTTAGTCCTTGGCCGTCCTGGCTTTTTAGGGAGCTTGAATCCTTCATCATCCTGTTCCTCGAGAACTTTCTTTGTCCGTCCTAACGCGCGCTCAATAGTTCGACGTTGCTGATCTGCGGCTACTAGAGCCTGGAGCTCGGTATCATCCATCTCACATGCCATCTTCTTACCTAACTTGTGTAAGAGGGATGAGCCCTGAGGACCAATCATCAGCCTAAATCCTCCTCTGTTGATGGAGGGAGGTCAGTTATTGAAATTAGATATTTAATGATTAAGCGGCGAACGAGCTTGCTTAAATCTCCGTGATCTGGGCACTCTCGCTTGAGACGGTTATAGACAGCATCGGGAAGGACAATGCGAACGCTCCTCTGTCCATTCTTAAGTTGACTCATCACATCTCACATCACTCACAGGGGAAAGATAGAAGGGCTGAGGTTTCCACTCCACCACCCCCAGCCCTTCCAGGTAGCATGAGCTACCACATTTACGCTGCGTTGCCTTCGGCTCGGATGATACCCGCAGCACGTAGGAGTTCTTCCTGTTTCTCAGCACTGAGCTGTTTGAACTTAGAAAGATTGCTCGTACTTTTCGGCTTATCAGGGCGGTTCGCGTCCCGATATTCACGCTGGAGATCAATGACATACGCCTTGGTTGCGTAGTCAAGTAAGGTTTCGATCCCTTTTGACTGATCGACCTCACCGTTGTCCCCCTTGCCAAATAGTGCGATAGCCTCCTCGACGGTCTCAGGAACATCAACCTGAATATCGTTCAACTTGACATTCTGGTTTTTGTCCTTATCCCGATAGCTAACTGGCACGGTCTCGGTTTTCATTTTTTCACCTCCTTTCTTGAATTATACTCTTGAAAGACATTCGCTAAAATGTTGTCGATCGTAGTCTGTCCCATACCTCCACAATGACAAGGCAGCCATGTCCCAGGGATCATACCATGAGGGACACGATGATGACATGCAGGGCATATAGGGACATCAGATCGGCCGCACATTTCACAACTCCCATATTCAATAGGTCCGTCGGCCATTTCAACTCCGTTTCGATCATTTGTGAGCAACATATCAGAATCTCACAATCATGTCAACATGAAAAGCGCTCACAATTCGGTGGATAACACTGTTGATAACCTGTGGATTGTGTGGATAACTTTATGTAACTTATGCAACCTCACGATCTTCTGCTACGTTTAGTGTGACGCCAGTCAGACCTAATTCATCAAAGTGGAAGTCACAATAGATAACATGGCATCTTCTGGAGATCGTTGGCGTCTCTGGATGAATCAAGATACGATCACCAGCCCTTGGTATGGGAGGTATATAGTTCTGATTATTGAAACTAACGGAGTAATACTCACGATAAGTTTTGTGATCTCTTATTGAGACGAACATCTAAAACTTCTCCTTCTGACACCCAAATAGTGCCGTCAGCATTTCGCCTAATACAACATGAGATGATGTGATGACTGAGAGTTGAGGTGATCATCAGCTGAGCATCGGCCAGAGTATTGGCTTTGATAGGAACGAACCTCTCGTCAGCATCACCTGCCCCCCTGATGAATAGATCAAAATGATAAGTTGTCATCCCATCTCCTCCTTTGGTGGGGTGTCCGGTTATCGGACAACGCACGACTAACTGTTGGTTTTAGCTTTCATCTTCTCAAGGACTTTGTTAATACTTTGACGCTGTCCCAACTTAATGAAAGCCTGCTCCGTCTCACAGACCTCATTGACAAAATCAATTCTAAGGACGCCTGATATATGGCTGAACTCACCTTCCTGAAATCCTAGCTCTTGCAAACCATAGAAATCACCACACAACTCATCCCCCATCTCGAAGAGTAGGTTTGATGAGAACCACCATCTCTCTATCCTTCCCTCTAACTTCACATTAGCCACGTCCAACCCTCCATCCCACATCAGTCCAGCAACCAATATAGACCTCAATCAAGCCCTGGTTATGGATGAGGAGCATGCGGCCACTATGTACGACAAACTGACCACAATACTCCTCATCAATCCAAAGCTCACCTGAAATATCAGTTGGATGGATAATGGTCCTACGACCAGTCCTGTCCATGATATCTAAGATGGCTGTCATTTATTTAGCTCCTTTCATTCTTGAGCTGAACAACCTTCAGATCCTCAAGCCACTTCTCATAGTGGGCCAAACACACGGCGCGCCTTTGATCCTTAAATTGGATCACCTTGACAGCCATACCCCAGCAGCGTTCACCTGTGTCAGGGAACTTCTCCTGACATCTGTTGTCAAAGTCTTCTATGGAAATTGTAGTTTGAGCCATATATTCCTTTCTGGTTAGATGTTAGTGTTCGGTCTCATCCGGCTTACGTCGCCGTATAACCTCCTTTATTGCCCGCCACTGATCTTCTGTTAGTGGAACAAGCTTGCCCTCCACCTCATCCGCACCAACCATTCCCTTCATGCGCTCTATCTCTCTGGAGATTTTCTCAGCAGCCTTCTTTGCCTCAGGTCCAAGCATCTCCTTGACAACATCTGAATTAAGGAGGAACTTTATAAGGAGACCTTCCATCTTATCGACGTGTTCATGGAGCGCCTTCGTCCTCTCCAACCAGTCATTCCACATCATAAAGAACCTGGCTTGTGCCCCTAAGATATCCATGAGCACCCTGGCTGAATCAATGTGATTCTTGCACAGTTCACATGGCCCATACTTGTGCTCACCAGTATGGCCAGCTTCCAGTTCACAATAATGGCTCATGTGCTTACCCTCCGATGGGAGAGTAGAGACAGGGCATTTCTTATCTGACACGATCACCTCCCATATGTTACTATGAAGCCAAGCAGGGCCCAAAGTCCACTAATGATAGCCCACATGGCCACTAGCCATTGTTGCAGAAATAAGTTGCAGATGGCGGCCGTGAAGCAGACACCTACACCTACAAGACAGATCTTCCAAGTTTCCATCGCTAGCTCTTCTCCGTTGTTCCCTTCTCGACCAACCTCAGATGGCCATGACGAGGACCAACCCACCGTGTTAGCTTACGAGCCTCAGCCTTCAAAGTCTTCCTGAGGGCTTTGATAGGGATGGCGGTATCCCTCCATGAATATCCCTTTGGGCGGATATATCTCCTCCACACAATCTTCATATTGCCATCCATCACTTCCTCTCGACGCATACTACAATTATCGCAGATCAATGTACGTCGAGAGCCGTACCACCTATAATAGTCCCATTCATGGCCTAAGTCACGACAGGCAGCGAACTTGGGGTTATAGACCTCTGACGGTAACTTAGACATTAGGCTTCACCCCCTTGACGGTATATTGAGAGCCACGCGTTGTCAGGACAACCTCGTGGGCTAGATATAACCTCCTATCAATTTGAATGAGGACCTCAGTTTCACCATAAGGTGTGATCCTAACCATTGGCCCAACTCGTTGTGCCTTCTCATTCCCATCAGCCATCACCTTGTTCTTGGCAGACAAACCACCATGATGACGAGGGCCATGCCTTTTCTCAGCGACAATGTTCGCGTAAAGGGTGACAGGATCAACCTTGGGATCGACCAGCTTATAACCACCATTCTCATCGTTGTTCTTAGTTATGATATTATAAGCCAGCATCCTTTTCATGCCGCCCTGATAAACACCAAGTTCGGACGATGAGAAGTATCCTTGCTTCTTGTTGAGACGGCGGGCCCTCAGTAAAGCCCGTCGCATAATACCTTTATCTATAGCCATCTATCCTCCTAGTTGTCAATTAGCAGACACAATGATCAGATAGCTCTTGGAACCAGACGCCGATTCCCTTGCCATCCACGAATACCTGGAGATTACATATCTTTTGATCTCCAACTCGTAGCACAACAACCTCCTTTCCAGGATAAGCTTTCTTGATATCCTCCAATGTGCAGAAGTTGCATTTGGTGCGTGAGCTCATAAATCTCTCCACTTATATGAGACTTCCTCCACTGTCACCTCAGGCAGCGTCTTTAGGAAGTTGCCGGTCCTGGTATGAGTTCTTTTGATCTCTCTCAACATCTTATGGTGACATTCCTCATTAGAATCACCTACTACTAGGAACCTGACACCAAGGCCAGATAGATAACCTACCATTACCATACGGCCATTCCTATCTGTCTCAATGATCTCCTCCTTCAGACCCTTCCATTGCTTCTTGTTCATACATCATCCTTCTTCATTACCAAAGCCTGCATCTCGAGTTCTTCAGCAGCCTTAGCGAATGAGATTTCCTCTTGAAGCTTCACCTGCATCGCGCCACAGTCAACGCCAAATTCAGCTGCGTGCTCACCATCACCATCTGCGACCTCCATGCAGGCCTCAAGATATCTAAGTTCGTTTGGTGTGAGGGCCATACTCCTTCCTTTCATTATCAGCCTTGACCGCTGACCATTCCATGAACTCCATTAAGGTGGTCTTAGATGGTAGCTTACCACTTTCGTCAATGAAAGCGGCGACCATCATATCTAGATGTCGATGAAGGTCAGACCATATAACTCGTTGGGAGTTATTCCTTTCGATAATCATAGATCTCTCTTTTCCCCTTTCTCCTTTTTAGGAATTCGATATAAAGTTGATAACAATGAGCGGTGATCATGGCTCTACTACGAGGCGGAATGATTGGATCCATCCTCGCATAGTGGGCGTTGACCGCTCTATCAACAACCCCTCTCATATTTTCCTCCTCAATCATCTTGGAACATGGAGAGCAAGCGAACCAATCTGCCGACTGATGAACATAGTCAAAGCCCTCATAGGTGACAACTTCCTTCACCCTATAACGATACTCAGCCGGCAGATCGGCACAAAAGTCACATGTCCTTGGCTCGCCCATTCATTCCTCCCAACACGAGGGACAAAGCCAGACCGTCTCAGGCTCATCATCACCTTCCTCATCAGCCAACGAAGCTATGCCCCAGCCTTCACCACGAGCCTCCTCATCATCCTCAACTATGATTGCATCACCACAACCATGACAAGTAATCTCCATCTCAGCCTCCATTTCATCCTACTTATTCATCTCGTACCATTCCAAGATGGCTTCTTTGGCTACGGTTTCTAGCCGTTGTGAAGTCACTGGCGTGAGGTCACCCCTCTTGACTTGTGAGAGCATCTTAGCGACACGTTCCCAGAAGTCCTGGAGAGCCTCCTGAGCAATATCATTCAGTTCTTTTTCATCCATCATGAATCACTTCCTTTCTTTTCTACATTGCGAACTATTATAGTTTCAAAATTGTCCAACTTGTCAAAGAGCCTCCTTGTGTTCTCACAACATTGAAGTTTAGCATCACGATAATTGTGAGTCTTTTTGAAGACCTTCCAAGCTCCCACAAGTTCTAATAGGCTGATAGCTTCTTCTGTAGTTGCCATCAATACTCCTTTATTACGATAGATCGCCAAACTTCCTCAGCTTCCTCAAAGATCCAGCCTGTATCTACAACTTCATCAAGTGGGATGTTATAGTGCTGAGCAACGACATAATGAGCTAACGCCCAGCCAGGCTTGTCTGCTTGAGTTAGCCGATAAACTTGGCCATCTTTGGTCTTGATGAGCCAAACTTTCACCTTCAATTAATCACCTGCTTTTCGCGGGCCTTTGCGAGTTGATTTGAGAGCTAGATCCTCTTCATAAAGTTCGAGGACCTTCTCTAGACATTGTCGGTCCTTTGATGGCATATCACCTTCCAAGAAGGAGTCAATAGCCATCATGACCAGGTCTAATTCAGGCTTCTCTAAATCCCTCATCATTCATCCTCCTATTTGTTTGAGTAGAGCAGCAAACTCTTGTGGATCAAGAGCTTTGAGCTGCCTAATATATTCCTTAGCATCATCTTCTGTTAGGGCCTTCTCCTTTCTTGGTTTTTTGCCAACTTGGGATTTATCAGCATAAGGCAATTTTTCAATTTGAGGTGGTAATGACCAGTGACGTTGGCCAGACTTTGGCTTAGGGATATCACGTTCACCTTGCCGATGATCCGCTTGACCTTGAAGGAAATGCTCGATCTTTCGCTTTTCGAACTCGTTGGCAATGTAGTGATCGACGTCGTGCATCATAGGCTTTATATGCAGGTCGTAAAGCCGTAGATATTCTTCATATCGCTTTTTGAGCGATGGCTGAGCCGCATTGATCTCGTTGAGACGTTGGCGGGCCAGACGTTCTTTTTCCTCCATGATCATGGAGATCATCCACGCGTAGGATTTGCGTTGACGATTTGCTTCTTTTACCGTAGGCATTGATTCTCACCTCCTTTCTGGTTACTGCGGCCCATTTTAGTGATTTTGCACGCAGAATACCATGTGATAATGGACGCAATAAACGTGCCAGATGTCAAAAACTGCCAATAAATGCCAAAAACTTCCCAAAACTTCCATGAATTACCTTAACTAAACGTAGTAAGGTGGACAATTTTGTCCGATTTGGTAGTATTTTGCAGAAGAATGGACAATTTTGTCCAATCCCACCTGCTGGTGGCATGTCTTCATGCAACTTCATGCAATCCCACCTATTTTTCATCATCCTCAGGCTTTTTTGGAGGTGGGCCACCAAATAGCTTGTCGATTTGCTCCTGAGACATACGCTTCTCGAGAAATTCACGGTCGGCATCATTTGAGTCGGCCGGCATGGTAGGAATGGTTGGAAGGGGCGCAATGAAGCCGTGATCTTTCATCTGCTCAGCACGTTCAACGGCCTTTGCTTTGCCAGAAGGTGTGAGACTGCGCCACTCAGCTTGGCAATTGGGTGAGCCACATGTTCTAATTTCACGACGGTAGATTTTAAGCTCAAAACAGATGGGACATAGTTTCCAGAAACCCATTTGGATCCTCCTTTGAAAACAGCTAGCTTTAGTGGTTAGTAAGATCGGCGGACAAAAAAAAGCCGACCTCCATGTTTCCTCCTTTAGGGTGGCTATCTCAAAATCAGACAGCTCTCACTCACCCTCCACGAAGAACATGAAGATCGGCCTTTTAGTAGATGTTGGATCACCTCCATTTCATTCAAGCTGAAGCTCGACAGCTGAGCCGCACTCAGGACACGAAAATTCACAGATCAGGCGTCGGTCCTCATCGAGGAAGCGCTTGACCTCAGACATGTTAGCCATGCAAAGATCGTCTCCACCAAGATGCTCATTGGTAGCGTTCAACACCGTATTCTTCCAGGTGCGTAGTACGTGGCCCCGTGGAGCTTTGCAGATGATAGTAAACACTAATGAATCACCTCCTTTCATCCCTGACATTGATGTTAGTTGACCAATAAGTGGAGGATGAAGTCCTCACAGCACACCTTGCAGCTGATGACGAGGCGCGCTGAGTATTCAGACTCCTCGGAAGTCGGGACGCGATGAAGGTTGAGAATTGTGTGCTCACAGACCTTCATTGGTTTGTGCTTCTCGAGGTAGTTGACTCGACAAGTGATCTCCATGAAATCACCTCCTTTCCCCTTTCCTTAACAACCTTCTTGAAGTGTGATATGATAGGTTCGCCGTTAGCCCTCCAACTTCTCCAGGGTTGCGAGGGAGTATTTCTGACCTTTGCCAGTGCCAGTTTTGCAGCCATGATCTTTGAAACACTGAGTGCAGATTAGGCCCCACTGATATGATGAAGGGATCAAGCAATCATAGAACCACTGCTTGAAGGGCTGCCAGCATAACTGACAATTCTTGGGAGTTGAGCCCATCCATTTCTTAGCCATGGTTAGACCTTTTTTGGTGCGTTAGTTGATGGGAGGCCTCGCTCCTCGAGTGATTCATCAACGATCTCATGGACTAATTCGTCACGCAATTTCTCGGCTTCATTGACCCATGAGCGAGGAAGGGTGATGCCTTCGTTATCTGAGCTGATTTGATCAGTTATCATTTGGAGGGCGACCTCCTCAATGATACGTTGGCGGGCCTTGTACCAGAGCTTTTCACGATGATCTTTCATCTTTTGATTCTCCTTTTGTGTGATAGTTAACATTTATCAGAACGGCAATGTCCGATAACCGGACACGATTTTCGCGCTCTCGCTCTCACTCGCTGAATAGCCATGCACGTCACGCGAGGTGTCTCTTGGTAGGTACAAGGCATTTCATATTTATCTTATTTTTTTTTTTCTTTAATTATTATAAGATAAACCTCACGATGCCTTGCCTTCGGCCTACGTATCTTGTATCTCACGGGGGCATGTATATTCAGCGAGCGAGCGCGCGCGCGATCATAATGGCATATCACACTTCAAGGTGATTGTCAAGCTATTTTTCGCCGGACGCTTCAGGTCATCCCTAAATCATGGTGGCTGGTTGCGATTGCTATCTAACGGCTATTTATCGCCGTTTGCCGCGAGGGGTCGGCTTCTCTGCCGGTTTCTCCGCTTCCTGAGGAGCTGCCGGTGGAGTGGGCGCCTCCTGCCCTTGCGTTTCCTGAGAGCCATTTGCTTCGCCTGGGATTTTGATGTCCGCAGCCTTGAGCAATTCGGCAATCTTAGGATCGGTTTTAGCCTTGGCGATAAGCATGTTGAGTTGCGTTTTCGCCGAGACAGTTGTTCCAGCCCTGATTTGACGTTGGACCTCGATCACGTAGGAGGATTTGATGTGCTCCATGACTTTCTCAAGTCCCCAGAGCTTCACGGCCTCCTCGCAATTGTCAGGGAAATCAACGGTCTTTTCACCTGCGAAGGTCTTAGTCGTGCCCGTTCCGTTGTAGGCTTTGATGGTTAGTGGTTTCATAAGTCCCTTTCTTTAGAGGTTAATGATGACCAACCACCATGATTTAGGGATGACAGTTGGCATGGAACAAAGTTGGCTTTTACGCGTAGGGCGTCACCATTCATCCGTTTAAGGATTTACGCAACTTGGTTCCGGCAAGGAAGGCAGATTCCATGCCAAGTGCGAGAACTCTTGAGTTATTGTCCGCGCACAACCATGTATATAGCACGATGCGTGCCGTAGTTATGGGTGAGCAACTGACCGCGTTGGGCCTGGATGTCCAATGAGCGGACAGGTTTGACAGGCCAATGTGTCAAAGGGTGGCAAAGTGCCAAGAGGGGTGTCAAAGGGTGGCAAAGGATGGCAAAGTGACATGGAATGACATTAGGGATGTAGAACAACCACTAACTTACATTCAAACTCCACCAACTTCCAAGGACGACCACTAACTTCCCTAGATGACCGGCCCCTACCCTGGGGGTAGGTGGCACGATTTTTGCGGGGAGGGGGGTGGGGGAGTCCCAGATTCACACCTACAAAAATCCACTGTGTGAGCTTATGGGCTGAGATGTGAGCTGAATAGCTATTGACATTAAGGCCGATCTATGATACATTGCGGGTCACAATGGAAAATCTCAACGCCTCCGATCCATTCCATCCTGACAATATGCCAGTCGCGGGGCACGAGCCCAAGACACAGGTTGTCCGGATCCCGGACAGCAACGAACTTGACAATCTCATTACTGATAATAACGCCCCCGCCCCTCAATTGGCCGAGGCTGAGAATGCCACTAAATACGGCGAGGGGCGATGGGAACCAGATGTCCTAAAGCCTCGTCATCGTGAGATTCTGAGGCGCGTTTTTGAGGGCTCATCCTACCAGGACATTGCCGATGCTATGGGCATCCATAAGCAAACGGTCATGCTAGTTGCAACCTCCAAGCTCTTTCGAGAAGAGCTCGCAAAGATGGAATCTCGTGCTGACTATACCATCGTCTCCCGTGCTGACTCTATGGCCAACGAAGCCTTAGATAAGATCAAAACTCTCATGAGATCATCTCGCTCTGAGTTCCTCCAGAAGCAATGTGCAGAGCGTATTTTGGATACTGCTGGCTATTCTAAGGTAGAAAGGAAAATCCTTGGAATCGTTACAGGTGAAGACGTCATACGAGAACTTAACAAGCGCAAACGCGAAGCCACCTCCATTGCAGGGGATGGTGGAGGACCAGCCCTACCTGAGATTGATTTGGGTGATGGGTCGGATATCTTGCCTTGATGCCATTGGCGCACGTCATTTTGATCTATTAGTGGAGGATACTTATGAAGCCAACCAAGTCGAAGAAGCAGTCAAAAGAGCAAAAAGACTCAGAAAAGAAAGAACGCTCAAAGTCAAGCAAGGCAGACCGAAAAGAAGATCGTATGGGGAAGACACGGAAAGGGTCGCGGAGTTATTAGACAACTACGCGAACAGCGGGCAAAGAGGTTAAAGATCTCAGATGGGTGGCTTAGCTGATATATTAGGGAAGCAGGACTACGAGAGGCATCAGGGCGTGATCAAACCAGCCCTCCGCCCCTCAGATCATCACCCTCAGTTTAAGGGCGTCCCTGAAACAGGGCGCTATGAGGATGGGATCAATAAGGCTGAACAGATCAGCCGTAACATGGAAACCTACTTCAATAATCCCTGGGCCATGATTGAGGACGGCCATATCTGGACCTTAGATGAAGCTGACAAACTAAATCCCGTAAAGCCCTTCCCTGATACCAAGTGGAACAAATGGATAACTGAGCAATGGCTCTCTCGTGATCTCATCTCCCTCTTCAAATCAAGGCGTATGATGATTTCCTGGCTCTTCATCTATCTCCATCTTTGGATGGTCTTATTCCTTGAGGGTCGATCTGTCTTCTTCGTCTCTGATAAGGAGGAGAAAAGTGACGAGCTCATTGACAGAGTTGAGTTCATCTACAATCACATACCTGATGACGTTATGCTTAAACCCGTTGCTAAGCGAACGTACTGCCACTTTGAAGTGCCAGGACTCAACAATTACATACTCGGTGTCGCACAAGGAGCTCGCCAGCTTGCTCAATATACAGCGTCAGCTCTTTTCTTTGATGAGTTCGCACACTGGGAACGAGCGCGAGAAACGTTTATGGCAGCTAAACCAACTATTGATGGTGGTGGAAAGGTAACCCTCGTATCATCACCAAAGGAAGGATTCTTCAAAGAACTATGCTTCGATCAAGTCCGTTGATCAAAGAGCACATACTCAACAGTCTGCTGATTGGCGGGCTATTGTTGGTGATTAGTATGATGACTGGATGTACTGGCATATTGTTCACTGATGCTCTCCGTCGTGGGGATAAGTTATCCAAAGAAGAGATCGCAGCTTACGAATCTGTTGGCATGGTCGTCGTAGGTTGTATAACTGCCAATGGCCCGCCGCCAATAGGCGCAACTACATGGCTCATCTTCCCGAAAGGACAATCATTGAGTGGGATCAATTTCACTGATGGGTGTCACCTTAGACAATAGTTTAGGAGGATTTATGGCTCTTACAGTTCTATTACTGTTCGCCGTTGCTGCCTTGATAACTTCCATTATGGAAGCCCTGGGCAAATGCCCCTCATTCGTTCCAGTCATTATCTTGTCAGTTGGACTGCTTGTCCTGGCAGCTGTTCCACTGAAATAAGATTCAATGAAAATCACCTCCTTAGACCTTCCCTCATCTGTTGAGGCTCTTGGGACAGTCCGCGAGGAATTGCCTGAGGCTATCAACGTTGATGAGATAATGACGGGCCTGAAATGTTGGGAGAACCCCATCAACAGGTTTTTCGTCATCCGCCTTCACAGAAGCGCTGATCCTAAGAAGCGGTTGAAGGAATGGGAGGAAAAGACTCGCGCCGGTATGGACACTGCCAACTGGTTGCGTGAGTACGAGCTAGTGTGGGAGGCTCTGAATGGCAGGGCCGTCTATCAGGATGAATGGAGTCACGATTTCCACGTCTCAAAGACCTCCTTGGGATGGAACCCTAACCTCGCCATCGGAAGGGGCTGGGACTTCGGACTCTATCCAGCTTGTATCTTCTGCCAGCTTTTCCCACACTCTCGTCTTATTGTGATTAGGGAATGTATTGGTGAGGACATCGATACCGAGAGGTTCATGTATGAAGTCGATCGCCTCAGCGCTGAATGGTTTCCTAACGCTAGATTCGTTGAGTTCGTTGACCCTACAGGAAAGAATAGAGTTGGGACGGATGGCAGAACATATACTCAGCTCCTTGCCAGAAAACCCCTTCGTGCGAAGAAGATATATCTTGGAGCTAACGCGCCTGTTGCTCGTCGAACTGCGGTCATCGACTTCCTTAAGGAGAATGTCAAAGGCCAACCGGCTCTCCTTGTTGATCCGTCGTGTGAGATGTTGGTCAAAGGCTTCAACGGAGGATACATGTACGCCTACCTCCAAGGAACCTTAAAGACCAAACCAGAGAAGAATATCTTCTCTCATATCCATGATGCCTTGCAATATCTCTGCTCAAAGGTTCGCACTGTTGATATGAAGGTCAACCTTGCCACGGTCAAGCCCGTCGAACCAAGATTTGGCGGCCGTACTCCATCACCTATTCCTCAAGTGGAAGGAACATATGGCAGGTAAACCAGCCAACTATCACGAAGCAAATCCTCGAGGAGGCTACGTTAATGGCAAGGTCAAGGATGACTCTAAGCCATGGGATTCTGCGGCTTTGGGATTCTCCGATAGGGAAAGTGGCGTCCCGATCTACAACTCCGAAGATATTGCTGATGCTCTCAGTGAGTATAATCTCAAGCGCTTTTTTAGTGCTATGTTGGAGGAAGCTAAGAAACTCGCCGCACCTAGAGTGGAGGTACGTCGAAGGTGTTGGGCGCTTTATAATAACGAGTACGACTGGTCAGACAAAGCCTGGTGGCAGCACCGAGCTCCTATACCAAAAGTTAGAGCAGCCGTTGACAAGGCAGTAGCCCTCTTCCGAAAAACCCTTCTGAGGATGAACCCATTCTACGGCATTCAAGCTGAAAGTAGGATGGGCAGAACTAAGGGAAGATTCACCATGTTGCTGACGGACTATCACTTTGATCAGTCCGCCGTCATCGAGTCCCTAGTTGATGCATTCAAAGTCGGTCTGATAACCTCTGAATCCATCCTCAAAATCTGGTGGATGCGCACAAGGGATTTCAGACCAGAACTCAACATCACTCAGAAGGAAGAATATACATATGAGTTTGGTGTGCCAACAGGGAAGTCTGTCAAGGAGATTCGTGAAGCATCCTTGGCAAAATATGAGAAGGGAAAGTTAGGCGTTGCCTGCGTCAATCCTGATAACTATTGGATTGTTCCTGGAACTCGTAATAGAATGTCAATTGAGCGCGATCAAGCTACTTTGAATGAAATTGAGTCTTTGGCAGATGAGGGCATTTATGACAAGGAGGCAGTCACGCGCCTCCGTGACAAGCTCTCCTCTGCCACTACGATTCAAGAAGATACTACGCCGCAGATCACTAAAGAAGGCGCGCCGGCCACCACGACGTATCTCCGTCCAGTAGATTTGTGGCACTTCTGGGGGGACATCTACGATGTACAAGGAAAACTGGTTAAGTGTGATGCGTCGTTTACTCTCGCAAATCAGGATATCCTCATCCGTAAGGCCAGGGATAACCCTTTTTTCCATAAGGATCCACCATATGTTCTTGGAACTCCTTATAAGGTACCCTTCTCGACCTATCATCGCGGAATGGTTGAGGACGTTATGGAGTTGGCGACCGCCATCACCGAGATGGCTAATCTCATTGCAGATGGCGCGCTTTACGATGCCCTCAAAGCGTTCTCAGTGGATATTGACCAGCTCGATGATCCCTCTGAGGCAAGGCAGGGTTTATATCCTGGCAAAGTGTTTATACGTAAGTCAGGCTCTGCAGCTTCTCCAAATGAACAACTTGTTCAGACAGTCGATGTTGGCAAAGTTCCTCAAGAAGCGATGAGCATGATAAGTTTGTTTGAGAAGTACTACGCTGAGGGCTCTTACATTAATGAGTGGGTCGCCGGCCAGGGCGGGAAGGGAGATCGAACACTTGGCGAAGTCAACATTAAAACTCAATCTGCACTCGAAGGACTTGATGAGTCAGCCAGAAATCTTGAAGTCACTCTCATCGAGCCAACCCTCGACATGGCGACAAGGGTTATCTATCAGTTTCACGAGGACTATACGATCCCTCGTCTTATGGATAACTATCCTAATATCGCCGTTATGCTTCAAGGTATGCAGCCTGCCGAGCGTTATTCAGTCATGGTTGGGGACTTCTCATTCAAGATGAGGGGCTTAAGCCTGATGATTGAACGCCAGCAACGAATCGGGGAGCTCAAGGAGATTCTCCAACTGCTGAGTTACTTGCCAGGATTTGTTGAGCGTCTAAATCCAGACGCTACGTTGGAGGAAGTTCTCATGCCTTTAGGTTGGGATCCTTCCAAACTCCTAATAAATCCAGCACAGGCGGCAGTAACTACACCGCAGCCCGGCGCGGTGCCCCAGCCTCCCATGATCCCGCCAGGCGCCCCTCCTGGTATGGAGCAGAGAAATGCTATGGAGGGAGCTCGCATGGGAGGAGCCAGAAATAATCCAGTTGCGCGAGGAGGCAATCCACAGTATTCACGGCCCGTCAACAATGGCCCTATGAGGCCTCCTATGAGAGGTGGCGCACCAATGCCTCCACCACGTCCGGTTACCGGACAGCCGCCAATGCAAGGTGGCCCCTTACAACAACAGCTCTTAGGAGCTCTTAGATTTATGATGGCCAGGAATCAAGGGCGTAACTTGTTACAGCCTCCACCGCAACAGCAATGATCTTTTTGCTTGTAGGGTGGATTTTATTCAGTCAATTAGATGGAGTCAGTCCAAGCGCATACTGTAAGGAAGAGATTTCCACTGGAGCTTATGGACCTTGTGCAATTGTCGTCGGACAAGAAACAGACCCAGAATTTGGAACTGTCACTGAAATCTGGGAGTGGGGAACTGGTACTGACAATCCCATTAGGTGGGCTGGACCTCCTTTCTGTATCGAGGGATGGCTTCCAAGTTCAGATGAAGCAATCAAGATGGACGTTGGAGCTTGTCGGTGGCGTTCAGTCCCAGCCTCACCACCCACTCCACCAGACGGCTTAGGGATATTTTATGACTGAATACACCTTTCATCAATTCATGTTCGATCTATGTCGTAACTTCAATGGCTCCATCTCCTCAACACATAGAACTGTTGGCCACAACAAACTGGTTGGTGGAGCTTCTAACTCTCAACATCTTGGATTTAAGGCTGCTGACCTCGTGCTGGACGACCCTGGCCTCAACAAGCCCAAAGTTCTCCGTCTATGTGCCGAGCGAGGACTGTGGACTCTTGATGAAGGAGATCATCTTCATATTGACGACCGAAATAACGCGGAGGATAAAAGATAATGCCCTCACCAATCATGAAATACTTTGAATATTCACATCTACCTGAGAAATTGCAAGCGATTAGTAAGCCTATAGGAGAACTAGCCAAGCAGATGGATAACTCCTTGCCAGACTGCGCGGAGAAATCGGCTGGCTTAAGGAAGCTTCTAGAAGCTAAAGATTGTTTGGTAAGAGCACTTCTTTAAGGAGGAGAAAATATGCCATCTGTTAGTAAAGTTCAACGTCGCTTCATGGGCATGTGTGAGCACGCAGATCATCCCCCTGCGAACTGCCCTAACATGACCAAAGAGCAGTTTCATGACTTTGCATCAACACCTGAGAAAGGATTGCCTTTCAGGGCCAGTAAAAAAGCGAAAGAGGACCTCGCTAATGGCTACCGAAAGCGATAAAATCCGTCCAATCTCGGCTAGAATTGAGGCAACGGAGAAACTTTACAACGAGGCCGAGCTTGGGGCCTCCGCAGATACGGTGCTGCGTGCCCTCGATCCAATGATCGAGAGAAGATTGGGTCAACTCCTCGACCAATTTTCTGCCTGCGCCCCCGAGCTTGGTCCTCTTCTTGACCTTAGAGCAAAGATCACTGAGGTTTGGCGCATGCGTAAGGATATTTTGATCTCTCGAGAGCGTGGTAGGAGGAGTTGGGAGGTCTTACAGTCCACCTTGTTATCGAAAGGAGGCCAAAATGGAGCATAAGGGGCTCTCAGGGCTGATAGTTTTATACAAAAAGTTCGATTCTTGCTACTGTCCAGCCTTGATAACCCAAGAAAATAGTGATACGACAGTAAATATGACCCTATATCTGGAAAAGGGGGATCTTCAACATAAAATGAACGTCTCCCAAGGCCATGAAATAGGGCAATGGTGCCATACTGGCATAGATTCAACCAATTAAGGAGTATAAAATGGCAGATCAAAAAGATCCAACAGCAAAAGATAAGCCTCAGGATCAAACAACCGCAGCTCATGGCCAATCAGCCGCTGCTCACGATCCGCATGATGTTAGACCGCATCAAGATGCTATGCGGCAACATATAGTGGATCATTTCAAGGCCATTATGGATAAGTGTAGCGCCATCCTTAATGACCCGAACTCGGCACAAACCCTGAAAGACGAAGCTCAGGAAACTTATGATGACATGGTAGCTAACCTGAGCAAATTTCAGGTCAAATATGGCGTAACTCCAAAGTAAGGAAAGGGAAATCATGGCACAAGCAGGAAATCCTGGGACGCCTCCGGCCGCCGGAGCCCCAGATGCGCAGGGTGGCACAACTCCAGTCGGTAGTGATGGTGGTCAAGCCAAGAGATTGATCGCTGGCAAGTATGAAACGATTGAGGACGCCGTTGAACAGGGCATCTTTGGCATGGAACAAGCCTTCCATAAGACCAGAGAGGACCTGGCAAAGGTGACTCGTGTCTTAGAGCATGTCGTCTCTGGAGGAAATCAACCTCCAATGGATAATCGTGGTGGTTATGCACCAGTAGGGACGGGGGGACGAGGTGGCAATGACTATGGCCGCGCTCCTAACAACGATCCAGACTATGTTGACCCTGCCGCTTTCATAGTGAATCCTGGGCAGGTTCTCCAAGCGCGTGATGCTCGCATCTTGCGTCAGGTCGCGGGCGTTGTTGAGAACGTCGTTACTAACGCTATGGTCGTCTCCGAGTTCAAGCGCCAGAATCCCGATCTGGTACCTCACGAACGAATCGTTAGAGCGTTCATGAACGAAACTGATCCCTCAAAGGGATATTCTGAACGCCTATCTGACGCTGCTCAGATGACAAAGCGTTATCTAGCTGAAGTCCGCGGCAATCAAGGCAACAACAACCCACCACCTGCTGGAGGAAACTTCGTCGAATCTCCAAGAGGGGCTGGTGGTCCTGGTGGACAAGTCCCATTAGGCTCTACTGTACCTCCTGGTTCACAGGATGAGGAGGAAAAGGAGCTAATGGAATATATCTCTGAACGTAACAAGGACCTTTCTGCTCGCTTTGGGATTAAAACCTAAAGGAGTAATAAAAGATGCCTGGGCAAAATTGGACTGTATCCTCTGATGGGGGATACCTAGCCAATAAGCCGCTTAGCTCTAAACTCCGCTACGTCAATACCGCGCAGTACGTGTTCCGTCAGTTTACACGTCCTGAGCCTGGTTTTGGCAAGCAGAGGGGTGAGAGCATCGACTTCGATAAGATTTCGATGGCAGTCACCCAAGGCGGCCAAATTGGTGAGTTTCAGGATATTCCTGAGACTAAGTTCTCAATCACGAAGGATAACCTCCAAGTGACTGAGTGGGGTAATTCTATCCCGTGGACTGGCAAGTTGGAAACTCTTTCTGAGTTCAACCCTAACCAACCTGTTCAGAAGGTTGTCCTGAACGACGAGAAGCAGGTCCTTGACCTTGCAGTTGCAACTGAGATGAAAACATCGAAGTTGTGCTACATTGCCACTGGTGCTGCTACGCAGACCTGGGACGTTGATGGTACGGCCTCAACAACTGCGACAACCAACTTCAACTACTTCCATCTTAAGGAGATGGTTGATGCAGCCGAAACAGGGCTCTTTGGCAGTGGGAATACGGGAAAGATTATTCCTAAGTTCCCTGACGGGAAATATGTTGTCATCCTCTCAGTCAAGGCTAAACGAGGCCTGTTCGACGATCCTGAGTTCCAGGAAGCAGCAAAGTTTGCATACCCGCGCAAGCTCTTCAATGGTGAGATCATGGAGGAGACTGTCTACGGGTGTCGTTTTGTTGTTACTGATAACTCTGATGCTCTTAGCAACTCAAAGGGTACTAACGCCATCGGGGAAGCTCTCCTCCTTGGAGACGATTCAGTCGTTGAGGGAGTGGCTCTTAAAGAAGAGCTGCGGTACAAGCTCGCGGTCAAGTATGGCCGTGATAAAGGTCTAGCTTGGTACGCCATCCTTGGGTTCAAGAAGCCGTGGGACTACGTCACTGACGGCGAGGAACACATCATCAGATTTACCTCTGCGTGATCGGAAGGTGGTTAGTTTATGGCATCAGCTGCATTTGTTACTGTCTCTTCGATTAGCACTAATTCCGTCTGGTACAGAGTGCAAGTGAAGGGAACTAATGTTAGCAAAAACATGGAGTTCACTCCAACCTTTGCAAGTAACGAAGCGACTATCCAGTCCGACCTACTTGCAGCGGTCATTTCATTTTGCTTGTCAGACCTTGGAATTACTGTTACCGCAGATGACATAGTATTTGTTGGTGCGCCAGCTAAACTAGCCGCTGTCTAACAGAGGAGAAAGGAGAAAGTAATGAGTTTTGGTGACAATCACATGTTCATTCCTAATCCGCTGACGACTGCATCCAACTCCCTCGCCGAAGAAGTGACTTCTACAGGCAAGGTCGAATATGTTGCTCCAGCAGATTTGGATATTGAGGAATTTGGAGTTCTGATCGCAGTCACTCTAGGGAACACGATCACCACTGCCACCGGCTTTGTGCTTTGTAAGGTCGACGCTGCAGGGACTGAAACAGTCCTCGAGCGCCTCGTCCTTTGCAATAACTCTAACGGTTGGTACGCTGGAGATGGAACGAACCCTGGAGGTGGAACTGTTGCTGCAGCTACGACTTTTGCCTTTGCTGCTGGCTCAATCCTCTCAAAGAAAATGGGAGGCGACAATGGAGCAGTAAAGCAGGGTGAGATCATTCGTATGCGCGGTTCTACGACTGCTGGCTCCGCCACTGGAGATGTCGTTCCTTTCGTAGTGTGCCGTGTTGCTGGACGTGGCTACAAAGGGACAAACGTTTACAATGAGGGAGTTCTTACAAGGGCCCGAAACGCAGGTTATTAATACCGAGCTACCTGTGTTTCAAGGGATGGGGGAGTTTCGCAGGCTCTCCCATCCTTCAAGTTAAACGAGGAGAGGAAGGATGCCGCTTAAAACACAACCAGTAAATAATAAGGGAGAGATTGAAGTCGTTGTAATTTGCGGGACTAGAGATCATCGAGGCGCTGTAGCTGAAACAATCGTAACTTTATGGAATGTCCTGTGGGAAATGAAAAGATCGCCAGTTTACGGCCAATTTCAAGGTGTTGGTTATGCCTTCGTAAGAGCCGGCAACTTCAAGGATTTGAAGGCGGCTTACGAGAAAGATACGATAAGGGGCTTTTTGATAGATGATGATGTTCTTCTCAAATCAGCGCAGCAGGCAAATCTCAAGATGGCAATTGAGACTGCCGACAAGTTTCACTGGAACTTTGTTAGCCCTTATAGGGTGGCTGATGGATGGACATCTATTGCACGCAAAGATGGCACATTGCTGTCTGTTGAGGAGGTCAGGCTTAAACAGCCTTTTGATAGGATTGAGAACGCTGGCCTTGGCTTCTATTATGGTGATTTGCCTCTCACGTACAAGTTTCACGAAGATGGAGTGTTCGGAGGAGAGGATCTCAACTTTTTTCATGAGAATCCTGACCTCGACCCAAGAATTGTTGATTTGGACCTAAAGCATCTTAAGATGATACCTATTGATATGGGAACTCCAATGTTCGTCAAACCTAGGCCAATGGCAGCTCCTAATCAACATATCCCAACTGCGAAAGATCTAGGAATTACTGAGGGGGAGGTGAGGTTGAACAAATAACTTATTAACGTTCTCAACTAAGCGGTGTCAAAGCCATAACCGCATGATCGGAGGATCAAAATGGCCGACCTAGCAGCTACAGATATTACCGTCACCTTACTCCGTCAGAATATTCTGCGCGGCTCTCCTGGTGGCCTCAGATTTAACAACGTCAAGCTAGCCTTTGGTGATGGAGCTCTCACCTATCCAGCAGGTGGCATCCCTATGCCAGCCGCAGCTAAATTTGGTATGCTGAAGCGCCTTGACGGAATCATGATCTACCAAAATGGCATTGCAACTATTGGCTATCTCTGGACCTATGATGTTGCCAACAACAAGCTGAAGGGTTATGAGGAGGTGGCTGCGGCTTCATCCACTGCACTTGCAGATATTGCCCTGACTGCTATTGCCGCCCAAACTCTCTATGCCTTTGCCATAGGCTGGTAGGAGGTGACTCATGGCAGCACCAGCAGTAACATCAGATGTTCAACGTGGAAGTAGGACGCGGGTAATTAGCTTCAGCCAATCAGGGGCTAATGACGGTAACATTGACTTCGAGTTGAACCGGCCTCTAGCATCGCTGACCTTTCAGCTTGCTGGAACTTATTCGGCTGGAACAATCAAGATGCAAGCCTCTAATGATGGAACCAACTATGCAGATACTCCAACTGCTGCATCGTTAGCTGCCAATGGCTTGAAGGGTGTCGCTGCCCTTGATTTGGGCTTCAGATATTACCGGCTGAACTTTGCCTCTATGGGCTCTGGCAATACCCATACTGGAGCTATCGTTGCGAAATTCTACAACTAATCACCGTCCGGGAACCGGACAATGGAGGATCCAGGTGGCCGCCTCATCTAGGCGGTCGCCCGGGAATTAAATGTCAATAGACCAAATCATTGGTATCCTAGTGACTGTAGTCCTAGGCATGACTGGATGGGGGCTGTTCACCTTGGTTAAGTTGGATGCTAAGATGAGTGGCTTCCATCAGTGGCTACTCTCGCATGAGAAGCTTGATGATATTAGGATGGAGAACATCACTCAAAAGTTTGAAAACCTTAATGCCGAAATTAAGGAGCCTATCAAAGAGATTAAGGATCAGATGAAGGGGATGCAGGAGCGTATGTCAAGGATAGAAGAGCGTCATTCCAGAATATCTGAGTTTATCCGCCGTCAGGATGAAAGCACCAGGCGCCAGGATGAAAGAGAGCGTAAAAAAGATGTACCTGTATGAAGCTAAAGACGTTGTTCGTGAGCACTTCGGCCGCTTAGGCCTGCCAACCTCCATCCTCTCAGTTGCCCTGACTGAGGGAAGGAAGGTGGTTGAGAAGGAGGGCAACTTTTGGTGGATGCGAACTACCGCTGACTTCTCAGCCGTTGTTGACTCCAATGAATACTCTATCCAGTCAGGCGGAGATATCGACATTTCCAACTTCAAGGATGGCCGTGCTCTCCAGCAAAAGCTCCCAACTGAAACAAGGTGGGGCCCAGTTGAATTGGGAGTCCTTGATGAAGAAACTCTCAACCTTATGTACGACGACGACGATGAGGGCGAACCTGAGCAAGCCATCATAGATAATACAACCCTTAAGATCTATCCACCATCACCTCAATACGCTTATGACATGCGACTCTATGCCTATCAGTGGACTGACAATCCAACTGCTAACACCAGCACTGATGATCTGCTCAAGAACTTCGGTATGGCGGTTGTGTATGGCGCCCTTATTTGGGGCTTTGAGATTGAGCTTAAGGATCTTCAGGGTGCTGCTTACTGGCGTAATCTTCTTGGCGGTAGTCCTTTCGGTCATGGTGGGGAGATTGCTAGAATCAAACGAGAAAACTTAAAGAGAGATTGGAAAGATAACATTGTCATGGTGCCTCATAAAGGGCCAGGAAGAATCTCAAAGAGATCCCTCAGCAACCTCCAGATTTATTGCAGATAATCAGGATGAATTATGGCAGATGATGTCCTTTATAAAACACCATCTGAGAAGGTGGTCTATGATTATGACTTCTCACCAAAGCTCCCCACAAACGACTCATCAATCACTCTTGCCGTTAGTGCCATTGATGAGGAGGGAACCTCAAGCTCTGCGGTGGTTGGAACAAGTTCAACTTCAGGTACAACTGGAACTGTGCCTCTTCAAGCCGGATCTGATGGCAAAGATTATACAGTTACAATGCGAGCTACCGGGGCTACTTCTGGTGCAATCAGAGACTGGGTCATAGAGATGAGGGTGCGCACAAAGGTTGGTGGAGTAGTTTAGCCCGTCATCGACGGTCGTTAAGGTTGAAGGTCAACGATTAGATGCCACGTAAAGCTGAAACTCAATGGATCAGTAAATTCAACGGCTACGCTGACGTTGCTGATCCTGGTGATACTCCAAAGATCTCATCTGATGTCTTAAATGTCAAATTCAGATTTGGCCGTGTCCTAGGCCGTGGTGGCATGGCTAAGTATCAAGCCATCTCAACAGCCTCCTCAGCTGCCATTATTGGCCTTTTCAACTATCGACGGGCATCTGGCACTCACATGATCTGCCGTATGCTCCCCACTGTCTTTGAAGTCTTTACTGGTGGCTCCTGGGTAGATAAAACAGGCACAGCTCTCAGTGGTTCAGCAACAACGCGCCCCATCTATACCATCATAGATGACACCCTGATCTTCACAAATGAGGGCGCCAACCTTCCTAGGAAGTTCGATAACTCGGGGAATAGCGCCGATGTTGCTTCTTCTGCCGCACCCTATTGTAAGGGTGTACAAGCATATCTTGGTTATCTGTTTGCTTTTAATGTTTCAGACAGCGGGACTTTCTCCGACGTCTTCGATGGTCATAGAACAGGTAGATATGTTGACGACTGGGATTCAGCGGCTGCTTGGACACCTTGCGCATCGAATGAGATCGTTCTTGATGAAACTCCTGGAGTTTGGCTGGCCTCCGCAGTTGTAGGCAAGAACCTTTACGGCATAAAATCTGATGGAGTAATCAAGGTCAGATTTGTTGGTGGCGTCACTAAGTTTGCACAGGATGGCCTGGCATGTGACGTAGGTTGTGTCTCTCCTCTATCAGTAGGCTTGATTGGTTCAGACCCAGCCTGCTCAGCCGGTGCATTCTTCCTTGGGAATGATGCAATCATCTATCAGATCACTGATGATACAGTTCAGGCTATCACATATGACACCTTACCTGATACTCTCTTATCAACAGCGGCCCTCAGCAAGCTGAAATATGCTCGAGGTTTTGTTGACTCTGAGGATGATACATACTACCTATTCTATGACCGAACTGGCTTGAGCAATCAGTTGTTGGATTCCTACGTGAGTTACAATTATCGCACTAAGGAAGTGAGCAAGGGGCGTTTACCGCAGATGATTGCTTGCTCTCCTTTCAAATCAAGTGATCAAGCGGCTGAGGATTTATTAGTTTCAACTACCACATTAGTGAGGACCTTCGATGACTTTTCGTCCATTGACGACGACGGAACAGCAGTCAGTAGATACTGGACAACTGGATGGCAAAAACTTGCCGAAGAGGGATGGTTACATAGAGTACGACTTGTCTTCGCTCGATCTAACGGAGCAAAAGTCGGTGTTTCGATGGCGGAAGGCTATGGGGCTGCCTTTGGAGACGAACAAGTTTTTTCTCTCTCGGGCTCCAACGTCAACGAAACTAATGTGGAAGTTATCTATCATCTTCCGTCCCCTAGGCTGGTTGATTGGGCTAATGTTAAAGTTAGGATTGTACATCAGTCAACATCTGCACGCACTAAGTTGGAAAAAATAGGCTTTGAGATCAGCAATATTCTGCCAACCACTGAGAGGGAAAGAAGGGCTGATCTCCTCTAATGGCAGCGCCGACAAATGTCAGAGTTGAGGCTCAGTCAATATCGACCACAGTCCTTAATTGGACAAGTGGATCGGGTAACACCTCCATTTGGCGCTCAACTGATGGTAGTTCGTACACCAACATCGGCTCAGTATTGCCTGCAACTACAACGTACACTGACACTGGGCTGTCAGCTGATACTAAATATTGGTACAAGCTCTCAGACGATGATGGCGCTACGTTCTCATCAGTTGTCACTGTTTGGACTCATAGTTGTGGGGCAGCTGGCTCTGCTGATAGTGGCTTACAAATCCCTGATGATAACCTTGAGGATTTGGCTAGGCGCGTTGAAGAACTTTTTCATGAGCAAGTGCTCGATGCACAAAGATGTCTCGTTTGTCAGGATGATGGGCGAGTTGTCATTGACTGCGCTGATGGCTGTGATGCCTTCGATGTATTAGCTGATGGTGACATAAACTCCATAAGTATCCAGAACTGCAGCGATAACATAGATGTTGACTTTCTCATACCAGCTAACACAACGCGGAAGATATGTGGCTTCCCTGCTGGCTTAGGATTTACAGGAGATGAATGCTTTCAGGCACCATTTGTTACTGGCCCAGCAGGAGCAACCGCCTCGATAAGGCCTTTAGGAAGTGGTGGCGTTGGTGCTAGATCACGGCCTGGAGTTGGCATAACTCCTAACAGTGGTGGAGGTGGCGGTGGTGGCGGCTGCACTTGCGTACCTGGTAAAAATAATGCCCTTGCAATAAAGAGTTGCAACGCTAATAACTCATTAAAATGCACCTCAACAAAAAACCTAATGCTTTTGGCCTGCGGGGGCAAAGGCCCTTATTCATGGTCAAAGACTGGTTCTATCACCTTAACTGGCCCGAAGGCTGGAGCACAGCCATCCACAACTGCAATAGGTTCAGCAGTCATCGTAAAGCCTCCTACGAATAGTGGATCAGGCGTTGCTGGCAATGCTTACACCATCTATTATCTCTATTGTCAACATTCAGGTGGCGGCGCTGGCGTCTGTTCTGGAACAAAGTTCAATCTTTTTGACTGGCGTAAGTTTGGCTGCAATGACGTTGCTACAACATCTTGTGTTGGTAACTCAGTTGATGGAACTGGCTGTGCTGTTTCTCCAACATCGCCTTGTAAGGGTGGTGACTGCCAAACCAATTGTGACTCTGGAAATTGCTCAGGCCAAGTGCCAGCTTTCAGGGGTGCTGATACTCCCTGCACACATGATGCCAACTTGGGTGGTGGAGGCATGTGTGATACCAGATCGGCAGGGATGATCTCTAATGGCTGTAATCCTTGTGGCTTACAGGCAGGGTCAACAGTTACTGTGACTGATGCATTAGGAACATCAGTTACCATAACATTGAAGGCATAAATGGCTTGCTTCTTGCTTAGAACTCCAGAGGGCAATGAGAGATGGATGGCAGACAATGAGCCCTATCGCCGGCTACCTGGGGAATACATAGTTGAAGGCATTGTTGACTGGAATTGTGGCCCTAATGCAACGCCTCAACCAATGGTAACTTTCAGGAAATGTTCTAATTGTGGTGAGATGGGCATCTATGAGTCAACGTGAACTGGTAAAAGGATACGTGCCTGCAAGTTTTGCGGGATCAAGAAAGTTCTTGTTAGATGATTAGATACGGCTTACAATGGCAGGCGCTTCAGGACTATCTCGCTATTGAGGAGACTATCAATTCCTCAGTTTGGGGTGAAGGTGCTGCTGGAACGCCTCCAGATAATCATGTTTTCATCTATGCCAAGGACAAGTCAGGCACCTCAGGGCTGTTCTGGAAGAATGATGCTGGGACTGAATTTGATTTCTCTACAATGGTTGGAGGATCAGGGGCTAGTGGAAGAGCTACATTTTGGACTGGCACCCAAACAGTCTCGAGTGATGCCAGTTTTCGGTGGGATAACACTAACAAATTCCTAGGTATTGGTAACTCAGCTCCTACTAAAGCCATTGACGTTGCTGGTGGAACTGATGATCTGACAGACATAAATATAAGGCGTGCTTCGGCTGATGCTAGCTCTGGCGGGCTCACTATGCTCAAGGCCAGGGGCAGTATTGGTAGTGAAGCAGCT